CAGACCACTCCGGGTAGAGAGCAGCCCATCCATAAAGGATGTCGAGGCGGGTGATGAACTGGTCGGTGGACACGTTGTACTGGCTGACTACACGTACAGACAATCCGGTCTGGGGGTCAGACTTGCGAGCCGCCATCTCAACGCCCTTCGGCAGTGGGAGGTCAGCGCACGCCAGCGTGAAGGCATCGCGGTGATGGCCGATGTTCTTCGTGTAGATCTGGCCAGCGGTTCCAATGACAGTGATTGCAGCACCGGAAGCCGGGGAGGCGCTCACGTTCTGGAACTGGCCAGTCGGATTGATTGCTGGGGAGATAGGAATGGAAGCAGCGCCCGTACCATCCGAACTGGTATTGGCAGTAGCGGTGAACTGCTGCAGGTTCTTCGTCACCTGACGGCTCTGCGGATTGACCGTGTAGACGCCAGCGATGGTGAAGACGTCGCCCTTATTCAGGCGAAGTGCGGCAGCAGCCGTCCAGCCATTGGTGAGAAGCGTGTTCCCGGTCTGAGCCGCACCATTGACAAGAGGAGTACCACCCAACGGCCCAACAGTATGGTTCTGAACGTTCTGATCCATGTCCCAATTGAATCCGAGGATGGCAACGCCCATGTCGCCGGTGTCATACTGCTTCGATATCTTGGACGGGTTGTTGAACAGCGTCGACAGCGTGTTGACGACCTGCACCTGAGTGGTAGGGTCGATCACCATAGAACGCAGCCCGCTACCCTTGGGAGTCGCATTGATGTCCAGCAACGCGCCAGCCTGAAGTGCGGTGAGTTGGGTAGGCGCGGTTCCCACGGTTCCGACAGAGTTATACGTCGCGTTCGCGGCCAGGGTAAGGCCGTCGTAGTCGATGCGGTTGGCGACATTGGCCATTGCAGGCTTCAGGAAGCGGTTGGAGAAGTCATCGATGCGCAGTGCATAGTCCGAAGACGAGAACTGCATGTCGACGCCAGCCTGAGTGGTGAGAACTACCGGCACGGAGGTTTCAACCGAATCCTCAATGCTGACAGCCTGCCCGGTACGTCCGATGTATCTCGGCGGTTTGCGAACGTTCAGGGTATCGCCAATCTTTGCGCCGGTCTGGGCAAAGCTGGAATCATACTGACGGTTCACGCCTCGCGTGTAGGTCAGCTCATTAACGAGGACGGCAAGCGCCTCGTTTGTGATCATCTGGATAGTTAAAAGGGAATTAGCCACGGAAAATCTCCGGCACCCTCAACGCTGCTTAAAGGTTGGGGTACGTCTTGGCGCGCCACTCCCTGTACTCGGCTGGACTCATGTCTCCTGGGTCTTTGGTCGAGGAAGCACTTGATCTACCTGAGAGGTTGGGTGGTGGTGGCGCCTTGCTCACGGTTGCCGTCTTTTCGGACGGGGAAGATTTCAGGAACCGTGACTCCAACGCAGTAATTTCAGTTGCCAAAGCTCTTGCGCCAAGCTTGACGAGACGGTGAGCCTCATCAGGGTTCTTGGCGAGGAAATAGCCTAACTGCGGCCCAATATCCGGGTCTTTCAGGTAGGTCAGAACGTTCTCGTTGACAGGAACATCAGTGGCCTCGGCCATCGTCTCGTGGTAATCGTCCACAGACGCGGCAAAGTCCCGCTGTGCCTTCTTGAGAGGTTCAATTGCTTCCTCTTTCTTGCGACTGGTCTCGACTGCCTGAATCTTCTGGTCAGCCTTCCAATCCACAAGCGCTTCGACAAATTCATCATGCGTCGCGAAGTCGTCAGACTTAGGCTTGCCCTGGGGTTTCTCCTGCGCGGACTCCGCAACCGTCTTGCCCTTGAGGGCTTCTGTCTTCCAGAATTCCTTCTCTTGGGTCAATCGATCGATGCGCTTTTGGAAACCGCCCTTAGGCTTGGGTTTGGCCTCTTCGCCATCCCCGCCGTTGTCTGCTGATTCCTGCTGCTGTTCCCCGGCTGCCGATTCCGTGGACTGGTTCTGCTCCTCCGTTGAGGGCGCGGCAATCTGTTCCTGCGTCTCCGCAGCTTGCTGTACTTCTTCTGGCATGGATTAGCTCCAAGGATTTTCCGTACATTCCCGGTACGTGCGGGTGTAAACTTTAGGTGCAGCGGCGGCGCATAATTCACTGGCTCTCTCGTTTAACCGCGAGTATCCGCAGTAAGCATCGAAAGATGCGGGGTTGCAGTGGGCCGCTGCCAAATACAGGGATTTACTGCGCCGACGATTGTTCTGTCGGTTGAACTTGGGGCTGCTGCTGTGAGGCATCCTGCGCGCTCTGCTGGCTGGCATTCTGTGCGCCTTGCTGCTGCGCTTCCATGCCCTGCTGATGTTCCACCGCAGACAGTGCAGCCTCATGCGCTTGCTCGCTCATCTGGCTGATTGCTTCCATCTCGCGGTCCATCTCAGCCTGTGCGCTCGCCGCCTTGGCGGTGATATCTGCCACCACCAGAGCGTTCTGCAACCTCGCATACTCAAGCTGGATCTTCTGCTGATCGATATTCACCCCAGCAAAAGCGATGCGCTCCTTCGATTCCAATTCCATTGCCTTCTCTGAGGTCTTACGCTCGAGATCGTCCTGCGCGGAAGTCAACGCCTGCGTGAGCTGCTGGTGCTGCTGCATCAACTCCGCGAGTTGCTGCTGTACCTGGGGAGGGATATTCGGGTCAGACTGCCCATTGTCCTGCAACTGCGGTGGCAGCATCTTCTTCAGGCGTTCGGCCATCTCAGTTGCTCCCGGGATGTCCATATTGCCCACAAGAATGTCGCCAATGATCGGCAATAACTGAGGATCGACTTTGATAAGTTGCAGTTGCGTATCGACCGCCTCCTGCCGCTTGGTCTGGTAGCTAGGGCCGGTCGAAATGGTGACGTCATACTTGCCAACGCCAAGGTCGTAGATTCTTTCTACCGCTGCGAGCTGCTGATTGGCTTGCGGGTCTGGGGGCTGACCGATCTGCCGAACTTCCTGCGTGCCATCTTCGCCAATAATGCGAACCGCTCGCTCCGCATCGTAAATCTTCGGGACCAGGTCGAGCAGAATCAGGCCTGTATAGCGTAAAGACCGTGTGAGGTTGTCGCCATAGTGGTAATTGGACGATTGCGACTGATTCGCGCGCTCTTGAATTGCCAAGCCAGACTTCTCATTACTCCGCTCACCTAAAGCCGCACTCTGCACCCCTGTAACTGAGCGCAAGTCTGCGGCGGCCTGCATCATTGCCATGGTGGTCGCTTGTACTGCAGGCTCAAACGTCTGCCGCTGCGGCGGAGGTACTGCCTGACCTGCAAGACTTACGCCTTTATAGGTGAGCACCGAATAGTTGTTACGGTTGGCGTTCTGCCATTCGATCTCATGGCCTTCCAACTGCCCTTCTTGGGCGATAAACGGGGCTTTTGGTGCAAGTCCAATCGTCTCAGTCGTGGCCGATGCCATGAAGTTGTACTGCCGCTGCGGGTCTTTGGCAAAACGAACAATGCCTTCAAGCACCAGCGTGCCATCGATGACCAGTTCATCACCCAACACCGGCACGATGGGAATGTACTTGCCAGCCCACTCCGTCTCTTCCAGAATCTCATTGCCATTGATCTTGGCCCAGCGCACAACGGAGACTTCTGTCTCGCGCATATTGGTAATCGTGGCGCCTGGCGCGACCTCTGCGCCCTTCTCGATCTTCAAATCGGGAAAGGCATGCTTCAGAGTTTCCTTCAGGATCGTGGAGCCGTCCGACAACTGGCAAATGGTCTGCTTGTTGGTCTCTTTGAAGTAGTAATCGACGACGCGAATCTCATCCTTCGAGGCCCATCCGCCGGTTGCGCCATCTGACCACATCTCGTCATGCTGACTTGCTTCCGCCTGCGGCCAAAGGCGCGTGAACTCTTTCTTGGTGTACTTCGAGACGTTCAGGAATCCAAACCGCATATCACTGCGGTCAGGTTCTACCGCATAAGGGTCGATGTACACCGAAAGCGGGTCGACGATGCGCTTGATCTTGATGTCCTGATCGAAGCTCATGGGGTCGCTGTACTCGGTCGTTACATGCCAGTACCCAAATCCGCCGATAGCTGCATAGTTGAATCCCGTATCATAAGCCGC